ACATCTGAATTGAGTAAATCATTAGGATTTTTCGTTCTATCCGGACCATCGTATATAAACACGTTTAAGGAAGGTGCAAATTTTGTAAATTCATTTTTCCATTGTGTGACTATAGACTTTGGTACGATGATAAGTGTATTTCTTTTTACGTTTCCGAGTATGGTCGAAATGATCTGTATTGATTTACCTAACCCCATTTCGTCACATAAGAAACCACCTTTTGGACCTTTCGATAAATTTTCCATGGAGAGTAACCATGATACACCTTCTTTTTGGTGTTGGTACAATTGACCATTAAGTAAAGACACGGCACGTGTATATTGGTCTTCCATTTTTAGTCTATTTTTTGTATTTGGTTTGGATTACTTAGGTTATACTTTTCAAGTGTTTTACACTTGGGTACGTACCCTTTACTCATTCTATATAATATATTTCTTTGTGCCTGTTCCTTTAAAAAATTTGATTTTTGTTTATTTTTTTCGTATCGCTCTTTACGTGTCAAACGCGTGACATTTAAACACGTTTTGAGTGTGTGCGTACTCCGCAGTTTAGATGATTTTTCATTAGGGTTACCCCAATTCTTTTTTAGATCATCGTATACACTACTCGTGACATTTTCAGGTACATTTATGACGTATATTGTTGAATACGGTGTATTTTCGTGTTCGTACCAACCAGCAGTTAAAAGTTCCTTGATATATTTATATTTTTCTGGTTCGCGTTTATTTTTTTTTTCTAAATTTGATAACCATCGTTCTATACCATAACACACGCGCCATTTTTCATTTAAAAACACTAAGTGTACATACGGATTATCATATTCTGTACATTTTTTGTATAATTTATCATTCAATTGATCCTGTGTTAAACTTCTATATATCGGCCAAGTATCTAAACCCTTTTTCATTTTAAGCTTACCCACGTACCATGAACCAATAGTATCATTTTCTAAAATAAATAATGTATCCATACTATACACTGATAAAATCTTTGTCAAGAAAAGTACCGACCACTTGAAAAAAATAATTATATATTTGAATTCCAAAAAGTGAAAAGTGAATAAAATAAAATTATTTTTTGTAAGTAGTTGGTACTTTTATTGACAAAGATTTTTTAAAAACCCTATATGTTTTACGTATACTTTTATTTTTATTATTTGATTTAACGTTTACCTTTAGTGTTATATACAATGGTAGCAATTTGAACTGCAAGTGTTATAGCTTCAGCTTTTGCTATAGTGTCTAAATAATATTCAATATGTTGTAGACTAAAATCATGGGAGTTTACAAGATCAACACAATATGGTATAAACCTCGTTGATGCCGTTCGAAATTTATTCGTTCTTAGTTTTATGGTTCGTTTGCTTACTATGTATGAAACGCGTGTAATACGACTCAATTTCATTCAACTTATATAATATACACCAAAAATCTTTATCCCTCTTCGAAGTAATCGTCATCTGAATCGGTTGATATGGGACACTCTGGTCGAACAAGTTCCTTTTTCTTACGTGTTTTCTTTACTGGTTCCTCTATACCATACTCTCTATGATACAGTACCTTCTGCCAAAAATCTTCCATGACAGGTAAATATTTTGCAAACCATTCGCGATCACGTTTTACGTTAACAACAACAAACTCTTCTGGTTTAGGCCAATTAAACTCTGCGGGTTTATACTGAATAAAATCAGCCTCTTCGAGATCAAGAATTTCCATGCACAGTTGGAGTTGAGGCATGTAGTGTTCTGGTACCTCAGGTTTAATTTCACGCATCATGGGACACTTGATTTCGACGAGTTTGCCACTTTCAGAAACGCCATCAGGGCTCCCACCGAGAAACGAATATTTTGGGTGTGGGCATAAACCGAGTTCGTGTACGACTTCACCGTGGCGCTGTTCATATAAAATACGAGCCTCATCTTCGTACTTTTCACCGTGACGAGTTGCTTCATTACCTTCAAATTTTGGACCTTTACCACACTTTCTTAATAAAAGTTGGTGTGGTGTTTCGTATTTGTTTACACCAATAGCTGATGCCGCATCTGATGCCGTGAGCATACCCATTCGAAGATCTAACCATTCCTGCGATTTTTGGGGTGCGTACTCGAAATCTAACCACTTTTGTACATTTGGGTGCATGTTACATAAACAAGTCGTAAAATGTTTAAGCTTCTTCTTCTTCACGCGCTTTACGTAACCGTTCGCGTAAAACACGGACGGTTCCTATACACGCGATGTTACGACGCACACACTCGTCTATGAGTTCTTCTTTTTTCATATGAGACAATTTTGGTCTTGAAATTATTTCTTTTTTATCATACGTGTTACCTCTGGATGTAAGTGTTCTTTTTACAGTAATGAACTCTTCGGACGACGAGTCATCGGGGTATTCGAGTGGTGGTAAATCTGAAAAATCATCGGGTGGTGGACGCCTTATAAATAATATTTTGATTAGTAAAATTGTACTTACGAATCCACTTGCATAATATAAATATTTTCTCATTATTGTAAATATTAGAAGGGTCTATTGTTTAAGTAAGGTATAACTGGAGGTGGACCTGGTGGCGGAGGCGGTGGGTAAAAGAAACGTTTCGCCGCTTGTTGTTCGGCTTGTTTTTTGTTTTTGGCGTGTCCGCGTCCTAAAAACGTATTATCTACAAAAACGTCTATGTAAAAAATACCGTTTTCATGGTTCATGACGCGGTATTCGGGTAAAGGTAAATTATTGGTTTGACAATATCGCATGAGATGATCTTTGAAATTATCATCGACCATGATACAATTCAAGTTTACCATTTCGGGGTTCGTGTATATGTTTAATATGAATTGTTTGGCGTGTAATAAACCGAGATCCATGTATATGGCACCAACCAAAGCTTCAAAAACGTCTTCGAGAATTTTAGGATTTTTATTCCATTCGTTACGCATACCCTTTTCATCCATTTGAACCCAATTATATAAACCGAGTTTAGTTGCGATACCCGCTAAGGTTTCACCACGAACGAGTTTTGTACGCGCTTTAGTAAGGAACCCTTCCTGTTTATTTTCATAACGATCGAATAAAAATTTTGTAATGACAAAACCTAACACGGAATCACCTATAAATTCAAGAGTTTCAAAAGAACCGTCTAAAGATTCATCTTCTTTTAATGCTGATTTATGTCTAAATGCTTTTTGGTACAAATCTATCTTAGATATTTTTGTACCAACAAGGGTTTCTACCGAGACCTTGTCGATTAACATGGTTTAGTTATAATACGTATATATTTTTTAAGCCTTTTATTCTGGTTTGCTGTAGTGTGGGGACAAAAACTTTTGTAAGTTCAAAAACGTAACTTGAGTATCAGCTGGTGGTTCGAGCAAATCGCGTAACTTGTCGTCGAGTACCAAAACGCGACCGTTATCCGGGTGCTTCAAGCCCTTATCGTTGACGTACTTGTTAATCGCGCGCGTAACAGTGCTTCTCGAGACGAGTTCACCTTCTGGGAGTTCCAAGAACGCACGAAGTTTTTCGGAAACGGCTTGTTTGCGGTTGAACCCGTTGTTTTCAGCGCGCTTCGCAGCCTTTTCACCGTTTGGATCGTCTTGTTTAGCCTTGACTTTTCTAATGAGTTTAGAGAGGGTTTTAATATCGTTTCTGAGAGCGGAGATTTCTTCGAGGACGGTTTCAAGAGACATTTTATATATTACTTAGGTTCTCTATCTTTAAGTCTATTTTTTAAACGATGTATATGTACTGAAAATAAGTAGAATAATAACTATAAGTGTTAAAAATTTAAAAAGATTATCTACGCGCATAGGGTACAGATAACCAAACGCATACGGTTGACGTGGATATACATCTTTATCCTGACCCGGGCATCCGCCAGGACAACATCCTAATTTACACGGTATAATATACCCTTTTTTCCGTATACCGCATACTTGGTCCCTATGTGGATAAGGTGTATCGTAATCAGCGTAACATCGACATGTATCTTGGCACTCCATATTTATTATATAGGTAATATAATAATGGTAAAAACTGTGAAGAGTTTACCTAAATCATATTATCTTGTACTGAGTGGGTACTCGTACAAGAATTCGAAAGCGTTCATAGATAAATATTTCTTCTTCAATGATCCGGTTCTCAAGAAACATTACGAAAATAATGATATAACCAAATTCAGAAATAGAGTATCGCGAGTACACGGAGATAAAACGTTCGATTCAATAGTACACGTTCTCGTAACAGAGACTATCCGTCCCGTAATATACGACATTCTCGAAGATTTAACAAAATTTTTGGATCCCATGGGTGATTTAATATTAAGTGGTGGTGAAGCGCACAATCACTATATCGAAGACGACGAAAGAATAATAACTTCGGATATAGACACGAAATTTGTTCCCCGTATAAAACCAGACCAAAAGTTTTTCGGAAAACTTCAAGCCATAAAACTATTGTTATGGAATAAGCTCGGAGAATTGGCGAAACAAAACTTAAAAAAAATTAAAAAATCCGTATTCGACGAACTCAGTAAAGATTATTCGAAAGAACAAATTGATATACGAAAAATATCCAAATTCATAGGTATATTACCATCGAATACAAGTTTGGGTAAAGAAGTAACGAGAAGGTATACACTTATACCAAAAAGAAAGTTCAACAGAAAAAATATTGTTGATACACTCATAGACGTCGAGGTTTTTACCCTCGACTTTAAATTGAGATATTTTGACGTAAAAGCGAAATCCATAAAAGAGAAAAATTTTGGTGGTATTCTCGACATTGCTTTTATGCGCCCTAAACAACTCGGGTACGATATAGTAAGACGCACGAAAAAGGTAAGAGGGTACAGAACTCTTGTAATGCGATATGATAACTATACACAAAAGTATAAGAACATAAAATTACCTACAAAAGAATACCTCTTAGAAGATTTATACGTCATGTCAAAAATGGGTTTACGCCCAGAAAAGGTAGATAAGGATCGCAAGCGCATGATACTACTCGCTAAACAAATGACAGAAACAAAAATTTCGAATACAGATTCTATGGATACTATACTAAAAAAAGCACAAATAAAAAAAGTTCGAAAAATAAAAACGTTCAAGAGTTTAGGAAATGCAACTTTACACAAAGCTTCCGAAATAAAACCAGAAAGGTACGAGAAATATACGACGGAACCAGATAAATCAAAATTGAGTAGACAAATCGTACACGGTATAAAAACTTCGAATAAAAATTTCAAAACGCCACCGGGTTACATAAGAACACAATCTAATCATATATTTAACATAGAACGTGCTAAATGGATACCCAATCCAAACACTAACTATGTAAAAAATGAATTTAATTTCAGACCAATCAAACCTTTAGAAATAAACAAAAATGTAAAAATGGAAGAAACGCTTTATGGTTTTAAACCTATACGTGACCATTGGGTACCTAAACCTATACTCGAAAAATCAGCCATGATTCCATTTATTGGGTTAAAGAAATGAAACCAATGTAATATACAAAATGATTTACGATACTCTCTCTAAAGGTGAAGACGGTTTGTATCATACGAAAGCTTCAAACGATGATAAGAAACGATATTTTATCCAGTTAAACGGCGTAAAGGTCGCCGACGTTGATCAGGAAACGGGTGAAGTTTCATTCGAGGTTACAGGAGACGATAATCAAGCAAAGATTGAAACTGTACACGTTACAAATATCCAATCCGCCGTTGAAAACAGCAAGACTTGGTTTGGTAAAGAACTTTCGGAGAAAACCATTACAAGTGCTTATACCAGGGGCGACCAGCTTACGGTAGACAGAATTTCAGCAACACGTGTTTTTGATCACAACAAGGAAACCGTTGATTTTGAAACAATTGTTCCAGGTGCGACGTGTACCACACTCATTGAATTTTCAGGGATTTGGTTCGCCAAGAAGGCGTTTGGTCCTTCTTGGAATATCGTTCAATTGAAAATCCACGAAGAAAAAATGTCGGAACCCGAACCCGAACCAAATTCTGAAGAAACATATCCAGACCAGTACATTATTGAAGACGCAGAATAAAAAAAATTGTTGATAGTATATAAAGATGAAGATGAAGTTGAACAAAGTCACTCCAAGACAGGTCTTGATTGCCCTCGCTATCGCGGTTGTGATCTACCTCATGTTCTTAAACAACACAAAATCCACTTATTCTATTGAAGAACGCATGTACGCACCATCTGGATACGGTGATATTGGTCCATCTGAACCAGGCGTCGGTTGTGAAATGAAGGCGGGTACCGGTCTCGCGTCTTCGCTTCTCCCAAGAGAAGTTGCCTCGCAAGAAGACTTCGGTGAATTTGCCCCAGAAGATATCCTCGCGGGCCAAAACTTCCTCGAACCAAGACAACAAATTGGTTTCCCAGAAACGGTCAGTGGTGCTCTCAGAAACGCGAACCAACAAATCCGCGCCGATCCACCAAACCCAAAAGAACCATTCGTATGGAATAACTCTACTATCGCTTCCGATACTATGCGTAGACCACTGTGCTAAATAATTATTTAAAGAATACAGGTATAGTTTATATATAAATGTCTCAGGTTACACCTACAGATGAACTTTCGAACAGCGTCTCTAAATTGGTTGAATTAAACAAGCAAATTACAGAAGCCCGTGAAGATATTAAAGTACTCGTTCAGGCGGAAAAATCGCTCAAGTTACAAGTTAAGAAACTCATGACCGACAATGGTCTCGATGTTATTAACCTTAAAAAGGGTAAAATTTCCGTCAGGAAAAGTGCTAGAAAAATGGGGTTAAACAAAACCTCAGTAAAAGAGGGTCTCACCACTTTTTTTGACGGAAACGAACAACAGGCTGAAAGTGCCTTAAAGGTTATACTCGATAACTTACCAACAAAAGAATCAACATCACTCTCACTCACCGGTTTGAAAGATAAAAAACAAGAATAATGGTTTGGAATCAGTACGTATACGAAGCTACACACGGAAACGACGCAGAAAACAGCGATTACGATGAAGAAATCCATATTGATGAACCTTTACATATAAACGACTGGGAATTACAACACCAGGACGATCTCCGATATATGTGGGGGATACTACAACAGTACCTATACGATGCGGCTATATCACATCGTATTTTAAACTTTGCAGACTACAATGATTTCGTCGAGTTTTGCTTTTATAACTCTAGATACGATTCTTAGATTAATTTGTAATGAATATATATACAAACATGCTCCCAGATATTACGTCTCAAAAAGTCGCCATCCCAGCCTCGCTTTTTTTAGCGCTCAGCCCAGGTATTCTTCTCAGAACAGACGGTTCCAAAATCGCTTTCAGAGACGGTCTTACCGGCAGAACGGCCGTCATGTTCCACGCTCTCGTCTTCTTTCTCACATTCTCCCTCATTGCCAAAGCGATGGGTCTCGTTCTTACCAAAACCGATCTTCTCGTTACCACGTCACTCTTCCTCGCACTCAGTCCAGGTATGCTCTTGACCATTCCACCAGGCTCCAAGGGTCTCTTTACTTCTGGACAAACCAGTGTTCCAGCAGCCTTAACACACGCGGTCGTCTTTGCGGTCGTGTTCGCTCTTTTGAGAAAGCAATTTCCTCAGTTCTATTAAGTGATGACATGGATTATCTTATAATAGGCCCAGGTGCCATGGGTATATTTTCCATGTTAGGGTACCTCAAAACTATTGAACACAAAATTCAAAACGTCAAGGAATATTCGGGTGCATCTGCGGGTGCCATACTTTGCACCTTTTTTGCTCTTGGATTTTCGGTAGACGAAACCTTAGATAAATTACTCGAAATTAACTCAAACAAACTCGTTAAATTAAATTTGAAGTGTTTTATAAATTCGTACGGTTTAGTTGATTTAAAACCTATAAGGGACCAATTTGTTAACATATTAGGTTCAGATCCCACATTTAATGAAATAGATAAGGCGTTGTATATATCCGCGTTTTGTGTAAATTCCTCTAAAACAGAATACTTTTCGAAATATACACACCCCGATATGAAAGTCATAGACGCTCTGTGTATGAGTATAGCAATACCCTTTATATTCTCATCCTACACGTATAACGGTTTAATTTACGTCGATGGTGGTACTTTGGAAACCTTGCCAACCGCACCGTTTTTAAACAAAAAACCCGATAAAATATTGTGTATACGAATGAAAATGGAATCACAATTTATAGAAGAAATAAAGAACCCGAAACAGTTTGCAGAGGCACTCGTGGCATCAACCTTAAATAATAGAAAAAATAATACTATAAAAAATAGTACAATTATTGATATAGACATAGGTCAAGTCGACGTGTTTAACTTTAACATGTCATACGAAGATAAGTTTCAATTATACGTAAAAGGCATATCGCTATAACTTTTTTGTTGAGTTATATCAATATGGATGCGTGTGATCCAGGAATAGACTTAGATAATCTCAGAACACTCGTAAAACAAAATACAGGAACTGAACTGCGACTCACTAGAAAAGAGATATGCGATGTATACGCGTCTATCCAGGGTGGGAAATTGCCTTTACCTCCACTCATTTTAAGCAAGGATGGTTCATATATGATAGATAGAAAATCACCTCTATCGCGAAAAGAATACAAAAAACTGTTTAGTGCTTCGACTACAGTTTCGTCAATTAGACGTATCGCTAATAAAGTGGGTGTAGCGCGTTACGCCGACAAAAAACTTACGAAGACTCAGCTCATTGACATAATAGGACGACGCCTTCATTCAATGAATGTCCGCGAACCAATTAAATTACGATCCGTTCAAATAAAACATATCGAAAAATACAGCGTAAATGGAAACACGAACGAAAACGTGAATAATGGATTAAGAGGAAACACGAACAACGGATTAAGAGGAAACACGAACAACGGATTAAGAGGAAACACGAACAACGGATTAAGAGGAAACACGAACAACGGATTAAGAGGAAACACGAACAATGGATTAAGAGGAAACGTGAAAAACGGCTTGGGTAGAGACAATTTTAATAAAGATAACAAAAAGCCGAATTTCTTACAAGGTAGTCGTAACAATACTAGTAACGGCGTAAAACAAGTAATAAGAACATTTTCAAAACCAAAAAAACCTTCGTTTTTGAATAGAAATTTTATTCCAACAAGCAAAATAAAACCAATGCCCGGGTACGTTTTCAAGACCGGAAATAAGGGTTTGGGTATGTATAGAAATATCAGGAAACCCGTTCAGTTTACCGTTCAGGGACCCGTTCAAGGACCTGCGCGCAGACCTATCGAAGGTCCAAAAGTTCTTGAAAATCGTAACAGAGAAATAAAAGAAAACGAAATTCTTTTACGCTCTTACCTTAACCGAGAAAACGTAAGTAAATATATAAACAACACGGAAAAAACGAATGCGTTTAATAGAGTAAAACGGGGTACAAAATTTAATAACGTAAAAACATACATTAACGGTATAGTGTCCACAAAAATAACGAACGAACAACGTATTCAAAATCAAAAAATAAAATTGGAACAAAACCGTAATGAGTTACAAAAAATTTTAAGTGAACTTACAAACTTAACAAATACAAACAAAAACGAAATCTTGAGTAAATTTAATTCAAATGGAAAATTGAATAATGCTAAAACATTAGCCATTCAAAAAGATAGAGATATTAAGAAAAGTAAACTCGAAAACCTTAAATCAAATCTTACAACGTTTTTGGAAAATAAAAATGTAAACAATAAAGGTACATACATAAATAGACTGAATGCGGGTGAAGATATATCTAATTTGAAGAGAGAAATACTCGGTGTGATTAACAAGAAAAATGCCGAACGTAAAAATTATGATTTGAAATTGAAAGAATTGAGTGTTTTACTAAACAGTTCTAAAAACCTGAACAATTCCATGAAAGCTAAATTTTTACGAAACTTTGAAAAGACGCGTAATTTCAATAAAGTGAGAAAGAACGTTGAAGACGAATTCAAAAAGATAAATGAAGAGCGTAAACAAGGGGAAATAACATTTAGAAATGCGGATCAAAAGAAATTGTTACAAAAAATTCTCAATAATTCCAAGAACTTTACGAACGATGATAAGCGCATGTTCATGCAACGTCTCGAGGCAGGTAACAATTTTAATACGTTAAAGGGTAATGCTATACAGGCAGCACGTAATCTTGCAAAGAAACGTAAAAATCGCGAACTCGAAGAAAAAATGAAAGCCGAAGCTGAATATAAAGAAGAACAGAGGCGACAACAAAGAAAACTCTTAAACAAAATCATGAACAATTCTAAACATTTTAATAACGCGGAAAAGAATGTTTTTAGACAAAGGTTTAATAGTGGCGAAAATTTTACCACTTTAAAAGAAAATGCAATCAAACGCGCACAAAACTTAAAAGCGGAACGTGTCCGAAAAGAGAAGGAAATGTTAGAAAACCAGGAAAAGAAACGTATTCGAAACGAACAACAAAGACTTTTAAGTAAAATTTTGAACAATTCGAAAAATATGACGAATGAAAATAAAGTACCATTTTTACAACGGTTTAATAAAGGTGAAAATTTCAATACCGTGAAAGGTAACGCGATTCGTAAAGCCCAAAATTTGAAAAGAAACAGAATTCAAAAGGAGAAAAATGAATTAAATAGAAAAGCTAAGGAAGAAGAAAACCGTTTAGCGAAGGAAGAAGCGAATAGAAAAGCTAAGGAAGAAGCAAACCGTTTGG